TGCCCAATTTGGGAAAAGTATGCAGAACTTAGGGCAATCTTACACCCCTCATTCTCTCCACAAGCCACAAGGCCGTCAGCCAGAGCTTTAAGCATATTCTCATCAGATTTAGCTATGAGCTGATTAACTTGAGAATTGTCCTGAAGGAATCCAGTCCCCTCTAGTGCCCCACATCCTGAAAGAAGAATACCAGTAAATAACAGAAAGAACAGTTGATAAAGCGCCTTCATAATCTCACCTCAATAAAGTACATCTTGATACCCCATGCAGTGTCTCTGCTCATGCTCAATGAGAAAGTTCAAGTCGAATGAAGAGTAGATATGACACCTATCAATTTTCAATGTCTTCCAGCTGGCGTGCAAGTCGACGCAGGCCGGGACAAATCCGCCATTGCCCAGGACAACCATGGTAAATAGACCGTATTGTCCATTTCTAAGCAGAAGTTGGTTGCATGTGACAGATGTCATGATAGGGTCGATAACCACCTTGTAATCTTCAATCTCTTCTAACCTTGTCGGCTCTTTCAGCCCCTCAAACAGTGTATTCCCTGGCATTGGAGCACAAGAAGAGGTTAAAAAGAGTATAAATAATATATATAGTATTCTCATAGTGCCCTTACTGTTACATTATCAATATCTGATACAAAAGTGGAATTACAAAATAACTGAAAAGAGGTGCCCCCTGCACAAGTAATCGTTTCTGTATAAGTACCATTTGCACTTCTAGCGGTTCCAGAAGTACTTCCGGCAAGAGGAGTTACTGAATTACTAACATAATTAAGAATAGTAAAAGTACAAGAATATTGTACCCCGATAGTTAATATAGACCCTTGTCGCAAACCACTAGCAGTTCCTGAGGAATGATGAGCAACTCCTCCGGCAATACTCCACCCAGTCCCCTTAATCCAAATAGTATCACTATCAAAAGTACCATTTAGAGCTAAATTTATCCATGTAGTTACAACAAAAGTAGAACTTACCCCATTAATAGTTATAGTAGCACTAACAGCTGTACTAGGAGTATCTGAGGAAGTAACTTGTACTTCAAAGGTATCTCCTGGAGAAAAGACTCCTGGAGTCGAAACAAAATCTCCAGCACCATTTAACCTATATGTGCCCCCTACTATAGAAATAATAGCAGGTCCTGAAAGGCCTGTAACAGATACAGGATCCGAGGTTGTAAGAGTAGATAACTCTACATTAGATTTATCAACTATTACAAATGATCCAGGAAATGGTAAAATTGGCCTTTTAGCAATTAAAATACTAGGATTTAGTATAGTCATAGTCATATCAGTAATTAATGAAGAATGGAGTTATTTGTGCCGTAAAATTATCTCCAGCAGTCGCATTAGCTATGGTTAGAGTAGCTAAAGCCTTAACACCTTCAACCTGAAAAGCCTCACCAGAAGTCCTATAATGCCCAAGTGTTTGGGAAGCATCAGCAGTAAAGGAGACACGAACGGGATTGGTTTCAAAGGAGATAAGAATCATATAAGCAGATCTTCCTGAGACATCTATCAGGTCTACTAACATATCTGTAAGAGAGTAGGCAGTATCTGCAGAAGCAGTGAATGTAACAGTAGTTCCAGGCCTTCCTGAATAATTAGATATAGCTTTCATATTTGTATAATGATTCCTATGTTAATTTTTGATATAAAGCAATTTATTCTTTACTAAGATAACTACAAGGAATGTCTGTCTTCCTGCGAAGCTGACATGTGGCTTCGATTACTGAGACTCTTGTCCCTAAATCATTTACAGAGAGTTGCATCTTATCAATGGTGAGAGTGAGGCGATCTATAGACTTTTTAAGAAGCCATCCCGTCCAATTAGCTAAAGCCCCTATGATAATTAGGCATACAGTGATTGCCCAAACTGCCAAGTCTGGATACTGAGCCACTAAGCTACTTGGAATCATCACTAGACCTCTTAGGTAAATACTGTGTTTGCTTGAGGAGGCCAGCCAAAGTGCCAATCCCCCCACCTACCAGGCCCACCTGAGCACTTCCCAACTTGTCTCCAAAGATACACATTACCAAGACTAGTAGGACAAATGAGAAGAGAAGGCAATACTGAAATCTTGCATCATGATTGGGGCTACCCTTGAAAGCTTCCAGGCCCTGCGGGAGCGACGAGTCTTCAGTGTCTGAAGTAGCCCCTGGGCCGCGGGCGCGTAGAGTCTCATTAGTCTTCATAAATATTCTCCTCAACAGGAGCCTCTGGAGCCAACTCCTTAGCACGAGCCTTAATCCTCTCCAGATCCTCGCCCGTCAAGTGAGCATACACTCCACGAGTGTCCACCCTCTGAATGGCCTTACCCATCTCCCTATCTAAGACACCATTACATTCTTTGAGGATCGAAGAAGCATTGCACTCCTTGCCATTGACCTGGCCAGTTTCAATAGCCTCTCTGATCTTCTGCACCGCTAGAGGGGCAAGGTCAGCAATCTCCCTAGCAAGATTGATAGTACCTGCATCTCTAGCTGCACTCATAATGGCGAGTTTGTCTTTGACCACAGGGGAGTTTTTCACATTACTAACTAACTGTCCTGAACATCCAAGATCTCTAGCAATGTCTTCACCCTTTTGCCCCAAGACCAGCCTCCGGGCAATCTCATGATGATTGTCCCACATTTCAGCTACTTTCCAGGTCTTGGTAGTAGACTTTCTACGACCATCCTTCCTATTAGGATCAGAATACTTATCTATTGGATACGTATATTCTACACGTTCTCCAGACGCCCTCTCATAAATTTGTGTCTTAAGTCCTCCAGCCATATCCTAACCTCTTTGAAGAAAAATCCCAGTAATCCCATTATCAAAAGTTTACCAGAAGGCCAGGGAGGTGTCAAGGATAGAATTGGCGCCATTAAGAGGCCTTGGCCTCAGGCCCTCAGGCCCAGAGTCTGAATTGGTACCATCTGGATCATGCCCAATCAGAAGAGACCCTTCCTATGTATCATTATGATACATAGCAACATAAGGTGTCTGGGAGGGTGTCACCAAATGGTACCATATCCAATCTTGTGACAAAATGCGTATAAGAGGTTGCTGGGGGTGACCGAGAGGGAATCCCCCATAGGGGCCGGCCCAACTCCCACGGGCAACATTATTGCAAAGTCTGGTGGATATGGTATAATGAAGTCATCCGGGAAGCTTCCCACCACGGGGAAGGGCGGAGGCCCAAGGGCTCTCCTAATGCGGATCACTGGATGGAGTTTGACATAACCTGGCCAAGGCCAGGCGCACCGGGGCGGGCACCAGTCCCATGGGTCCACGGTGAATAGCACTGGAGAGTGCAAGGAATAATGCTCATGTTATAGTCTACTCCCTCAGGTTAACACTCAATGAAAGGAGAATGACTATGACAACTCAAAAGGTTAGTTTCAAAGTAGCAATGGACGCAGAACAGAAGGCATTGAAGAACCTGCACCCTGTTGATCTTGAAGTAGAGATGGACGTGCCTCAAGATGTGCTGGAGAAGTATGCACTCAAGGCATTCGTCGTGGAATTGCAAGGGCAGATTCGTCCCAACTGGGACAAGTTCATCAAGGGGGAGTATCCTAAGACTCTCGATCTGGGTCATGCCCTGTTCGCAAAGAAAGTGGCCAGGGCCTTGACGCAGGAAGAGAAGATGGAGGCGTACAAGAGGGAGGTTGCAGCAATGAGTCCTGAGGAGAAGTTGCTGAAGATGTTCGAAGATGGACTGATTACTCAGGAGCAGTACGACAGCTTGACGGGGAAGTAAAGAGGAAGAAAGGTGGAGTAGGCTATCACATGGGCATTATGAGGAAAGGGGGAATGCTTTGTTAATTAATGACACATAGGAAAGGAGGTCAGCTATGATTACTTACAGCAAGAGGTTCAACAGATTCTTCCTCAGGATGCAGCTCCACACGTATCTTCCTGAGTGGATGATCGAGAGTTGGTATGATCAATTTAGAGGGGAGGGTGAGATTAGGTTTGTAATGGAGTGAATGGGCAAATGCATTGTGTGGAATAAATGCCTAAATGCCCCATTGGTTTATCTGCTGGGGGGGGGGTGCGCGCCAATTTTCAGGCCATTCTTCCAATTATATAACTCAAAGTATATATAGGAAGTAAATATTTAAGTAAAAATTCTACATAGGTAGAAGTATATACTGAAAGGATTGAACTGAAGAGGAAAT